AGCAAAATTGAATATTATAAAAAACAAAAAATTTTGTTATTCCTGGCCATTGTATTTGCGGGGAACTCGAAACGAAAAAGCAGAAAACACTTGATTTCTTGTGAATAAAAGATTATTATATATATACAGCTATAGCTTATCCTTAAAATATTAAAAGATAATTATTTGTGGCTTGATAATGAAGCTATCCCAGAAATATCGGCCTGCAATATTTGCTGATGTTATTGGCCAGAATCCTACCGTTGAAATTCTAAAAGCCATAATATCCAGAAACCAATTTGGCTCGGCCTATTTATTTTCCGGGCCCCCGGGCACGGGAAAGACAACATTAGGTCGAATTTTTTCGAAAGCAGCCTTGTGTGATAAGAGTTCAGATGGCGAGCCCTGCGGGGTATGTGAATCCTGTTTGCTTTTTGCGCGACAACAACATTTCGGGTATATAGAGATGGACTCGGCCTCGGTCGGGGGCAAAGAAGATATGATCAAGCTCCGGAATGAGGCCTCTTTTTTGTCCGTAGTAAAAAAGAAAATTATCCTACTCGATGAATGTCACGATATAAGCAAGGCCGGCCAGGATGCCCTTCTGGAACAAGTAGAACAGTGCCCAGAACACTTGATCTATATTTTTTGTACCACCGATCCAGATAAAATGAAAAAGCCCCTCCGTGACAGATGTATGCAGTTCCAGTTCCTCAAAGTAGATCCCGATCTTATTACAAAACGACTTCAATCAATATGTGCTCAGGAAAACCTGTCTTATGAAGAAGGTGCCTTAAAAATAATTGCGATAAGGTCTGAAGGTCATGTAAGGAACGCCCTGAATTTAATGGAAGAAGTCGCGTATCTCGGACAGGTATCCCAGAAAAATCTTGACGTGATTTCTCGAGATTATAATGCCGAGATTTTTATCATACTCTCAAATCTCGGGAAAGACCTCTCGAAAGTAATGGAGTCATATAAATCGATCTCTGCTTATCTGACTCCTTTTGATTTTTATAACCAGCTTTTGACCATGATCAGCGAGGCTTGCAAGAGCCTCTACGGCTACGAAAGTGTCGGGGTGTACAAGGAATACTCCTTGAAATTGAAAGAGATCCACGGGTACGCCCTGCTCGAATTTTTGAACTATCTAATTGCCAGAGATAAGTTCGTCGATAAAATAGGAATCCAAAGTGATTTAATCGTTTTACATTACAAATTTGGTTCAAACAGTTTCATCGTCCAGAGAGAAAAAATAATAGTTCAACCACAAAATCAAGTGTCTACTGCACAAAATACTCCTGTCGAACAAAATCCCCAGGAGTCTACAGAAGCTCTTTCGCTGTCTTTTGAAGATCTCAGAAAAATGGACCTTAGTGAAAAAACTAAAATTCTTCGAGATCTACAACAGGCGCGAAACAGAAAACCGGAGCTATCAGACCCACAAAATGTTTCGGCCACATGGCCTCTACCCAAAGAAAATAATTTAGGAGCAAACAGTCTGGACGAGGAAGAGCTAAGTCCTGAAGAATTTTCTCGATTGTTGGTGGGGGGCCGAGGTGGCGTCTTCTAATTATTTAATTTTGGAATTAAGCGACACTGAATCGGTCGAATATCGTGAAATTGAAGCAGCCATAATCACGATGTTCGGCGAAATTGATTATTTTATCCCGATTTATCACGAAAAGATAGGCTCCTATACAAGTTCAAGTGTCCTTGTCGAGGGTTATGCCTTCGTTAAAGACACCCCGGCCGTACGTGATTGTCTTGCTAATCTAAAAGATCAGCGAGTTTTTTCTAAAGTTCTTTGTCGTGGCAATAGATTTGAAACGGTTAATTCAACCGAGATCGCGGTCTTGAAAAGGAAATTAAAATCCTCTTTGAAAAGGCGTTTTGTTGTCGGAGAAAGAGTTAAAGTATTAGATGGAATTTTTAAATCTTTAGAGGGTGAGGTTATTTCGATTGAAGACGGTGGGAAAACAATAATGGTCAAAATCAAACGGATATCACGCGAAATGATCGCCCCCGTGCCTGCAACATTACTTGAAAAAGCTGAGGAAAGTCATGCATAAGAAAAAGGATGGATTACTGAGGGCCCTTAGACGAACCGATTGGAATGATATGGCGGTATTACGACCACCTACTATGAAAATACTTTGTGGTTGTGACGTAATGGGTTGCTCTGGTATTCCTGTGAAGAAATTAATGGTTACGACTAATACTGCTTTAGGTGAGTATACAAGAGAGATTAGCGTGTGCAAAGAACACCTGTCAGCATTAAATAATACATCACATTTTAGTATGGGTTGTAAAAATGGATCATCTGATCATTGATGGGTTCGGGCTCGCTTTCCGATCTCATTTTGCATTTTTAAATTTGCAAACATCCAAAGGTATTTCCTCTGGATGCGTTTACGGATTCCTTGTCGGCGCCCGTACTATCAAGAATCGGTTTCCCCAGAACCACGTTACGATCGCCTGGGATAGCCACGCCACGCGCCGTAAAGAACTCTTTCCTGAATATAAGGCGACCCGCCCTAAATTTGCCCTGACCGAACAAATCCTTGATCTTAAAGAGATTTTTAAGCATCTAAACGTCTCCCAAGCCGAATGTGCCGGTGAAGAAGGTGACGATGTCATCGCAACGCTAGTAAAGCAATACCAGGAAGAAGACAATTTAATCACGATCTATTCCGCGGATAAGGACATGCTACAACTGGTTAAGGATGGTAAAGTCGTGGCTATCAGGCCCAAGTCCGGGGCCCGGCCGGAACGGGTCTTTGATGAAGAAGAAGTGAAAAAAGAGTATGGAGTTGGTCCGGAAGACCTGGTCTCCTATTTTTGCTTTCGAGGGGACACGGTCGATAATATTCCTGGAGTCAAGATGTTACGAAGTGCCTGTATCGTCGATCTTATTAAAAAATATAAGGAACCCAAAGAGATATATAAAAATTTACAAGCTGAAAAGCTGACGCATTTTCAGAGAGAATCTTTAGAGTTTTTTGAACCACAGGCTTATCTAAATATGAGGCTCGTTAAACTCATCGATGATCTTGAATTTAATGTCGAAATGGGAAGTCCTGACCCTGAACAAGTTGCTAAAGGTATAGAAAAATACGAAATCAATTCGATTAAACCGGAAACATATGTAAAAGTTTTTGTTGATGTTTCTGGGTTTAATTATAGAAGAAGTCCTACGGTTAAAAGTTTTTCACTATTTGACTAGGAGTGCTATGAACGAAAAAATTACCGTTCTTTCCCAGATCCTTTTCCTAACTTACAATTATCGATCCTGTCCAGAAAGAAGGTAAAATGAGAAGTAGTTCTGTTTTAAAATCGATGGACTTTATGGAGCTTGATGCAAGATTCTCGAATGAGAACGCCATTAGATATGGTGAGTTCCTGAATGAATCGATTGGTTTTGAGGATATTAAACCTTTTCTGGATCGCCTGCCGGCCAGGGAATACGACCTGGTTGAACTTTATTGCGTATATAGGAAGAACCAGAAGGACATAGCCAAGATGTTTGGCGTGACCCAGGGAGCCATCTCAAGTCGCCTGTCCCGGGCCAAGAAGCGATTGATTTTTTTGCGTGATCTGCCGAAAATTACCGAAGAGGAAATAGACCGGGATTTATCCAAATTATTTGAAGAGACCGAGCGTGAAATTATAAAATTTATGGTAAAAACTACTTGCCAGAGTAAGACCGCTCAGTTGCTTAATGAGAAATTTAATTATGCTGATGAGAAAAAGAAAATGACCCAGGTCAAGGTGAGACACCGTTTCGAAAAATGCCTGAATAAGTTGGAAGAGGAATCAAAAAGTCATCCAGAATACAGGAAATATTTTCATTTATTGAAGTATATAAAAAAGAATTTGTATCTTTTACATGAGGTTTTATTGCCCCACTTTAGCCGTGGGGCGTTTGCAATTATGAGTTTGTCAAGTTAGTAATAATCTTTCAAGATATAAATATAATATGACTAGATACGATATCATATTGGGAAAGAATCCTCCTCCTTGTGCGGAGCCAAAGCCTCAGAAGAAAAAGGCCCCTAAAAAGAATAAACAGGAGGTGGCCCCAAGAATTGAACAAACTCCGCCGATAGTTGGTCGACCGTCAGTTAATCAGACAACCAGAGAAAATATTCTATCGCGTTTTTTACGTACTGCTAGTGGTCGTTCAAGACTAGCAGCTTCAATGGTCAATCCTTTGCGACAGAGATTGAATTATTCTTCTATTGCTCGACGTGCTTTTGCGGTAGACCCTCTTCCGCAAGGAGCATCCCCGGTTTATACAGCAAACAGATCCGCCTATTCTGTTGATGAGTTTGCAGGGAGAGTTGTAGAACTTCCTGCAGAGGGTGGCCGTATTACTGTCCCAATGTTTGAGATAGCTTCAAATCCTCAAATACCTTTGGCGCACATTAGAGAGCGTCGATTTAACCTTATCGATCGGGCTCACCTTATCGATCGGGCTCATGACCTGGCGTTCAATGAAATTAGATCGAGTGAAGAAGAAATTGTTTTTATGGTTCTGGAGGTGCTCTCAAACGTCCGGGAGGAAAATTTCACGACCGATCTTACAGACGAGACTCTAAGAGATGCGTTTGAATCTATTGAGTATGGAACAGAAAATATTCTTATGAGCGCTCATACTTTTTGTGCTGTCCGTCGATTATTTAGAAGTCAATTAGAGCCGAGAGATAGGGCACAAATGCTTTTAACTGAGAGTGGTGTAAATCTCTGGGGGGCACAGATTTCTTTATCCCGCTTATGCCCTTCTAATCAGATTTATATGTTGGCTCGTCCAGAATTTGTAGGCAGACTTCCTATAGGAAGGTTTGATGTTTTTGATACATCCGGTGGTCTGATGGTTGGGTGGGATGTTGTGGAATCTGTAGGAGCTGTTGGTTTTAATCCTAATGCCGTAACTCGGGTGACAGTTCAATGAACCGTTATCAAATATTGCGTGGCGAAAAGCCACCTTATGTTAAACCTAAAATTACGATAGGTCCTTGGATTCAGAACGAACCTTTAATTATCCCGGCGCCTGAAGAATCTGGCAGTGTTTCTGGTACTAATTCTGATGGAGTTGGATGGAGTTTTTTCGAGACCGTGGGTATGGGTGTTTTTAATCCTCGAGCCGTGACCAGACTGAGGATGGAATAATATGGATCGCTACAGCATATTGTTAGGGAAGGATCCGCCTGTTCTTGTAGAACCGGCCCCGTCTGTAGAACAAATATCTTCCCGGACAACTACATCATCCCCTACCGTAACTCGGAGAGAAGATATTCTACGTGAGGCTCTTCGCACCGCTCGAGGACGACAATTAATTGCCACGGCACTGACCGAGCCTATGAGGCTCCGATTGGATTATTCTTCCCTTGCGCGTAGAGCTTTTTTAGTCGATCGACTTACTCCAGAAACTATGCCGGTGTATGAGGCTAATGGAGCTACTTATGCAGTGGATGAGACAGGTGAAGGGGTGCATCAAATAGCAGCATGGGATGGGAATCCTTCACGATGCATCGTTCCGATGTTTGAAAATTCTTCACATCAGTTCATATCTTTAACAAATCTGAGATCCCCCTCTATGGTAGCCCATGTCGATAGGGCACAAGAGTCGGCAGCAGTAGAGCTTAATGCTCGTGAAACAAATGCAATGCTACGACTTTTTGATACTATGATTGATGTTGTAACTCCTCAGGAAAGAGAACATAATCTTTCACGAAATCTAATAGTAACCAGATTAACACCTGATGCCATTGCGGACGCCTGTGCTTCGATCGAGCAAAATGATCTTAGAG